GCTCCCGCCTACTCTAGAAATATATCAGGAGATTTCCAGCATGACAAATATTTATATCGCAGATTTGAACGACCCTATGTTTGACTTTGTTTTGGAGTATGACCATAAAGAGTGTCTACGTGAATGTATAGAAGAACAAGACACTACTATACCTATGGCACCATATACCTCTGGTGAGGAACACGATTGGTGGGGTAGAAAGCATACTGAAGAAACAAAAAGAAAAATAGCATTATCAAAACTTGGTCGCAAAATGCCTCAATGTGGCAATAAAGGTGAGGCAAATGGTATGTATGGCGTAAAAGGTAAAGATCATCCTACATGGGGATATAAGCATAGTGCGGAGACTAGAAAAAGAATGTCCGAAGCAAAGAAAGATTATGTTCCTTGGAATGTAGGTAAACCCCATAGTGAATCTACACGCAAAAACATATCACAAGCACTGAAGAATAAACCAAAGGTATCCTGTCCACACTGCGGTAAAGTTGGTGGTGAAGGCAATATGAAAAGGTATCATTATGACAATTGTAAGCAAAAAAGAACTTAAAGAAAAAGCAACTGACCATATAAATTACCTTTTAGCAAGAGGATATATAAATGAAGACCAAAAAGATAATATGATAAAACAATACTATGAAAAATTATTGAAAGAAAGTGGTGGATAATGCCTGACTTAGTGGTCAAACAGAAAAACTATTCTGCATTACAAATTCAATGTGAACCTCATGTAGCAAATGAGTTGAATGATTTCTTCTCATTTGAAACACCGGGATACAAATACATGCCATCCTATAAGAATGGTAGATGGGATGGTAAAACACGTTTGTTTAATGTTCGCAATAATGAACTACCTGTAGGTCTATGGGAATATCTGTCTGACTTTGTTGGTCCTAGAAACTATGAAATTGAATTAGAATATGATAATCAGTATGGCACACCTGATACTCAATTAGAAGTCAATCCAAAAGAAGTCTATGAGTTTATTCAAAAACTACATTTACCTTTTGAGGTAAGAGACTATCAGTTTGATGCTATCTGCCAAGCCTTGCGTTCTAAACGTGCTATTCTACTGTCACCTACAGGTTCTGGCAAGTCTCTGATTATCTATGTTCTAATGATGTGGTATCTAGAGCATTATAATAAACGCATTCTTATTGTTGTTCCTACTACTGGTCTTGTTCAACAGATGTTCTCTGACTTTGAAAACTATGGTTTAGAAGCAGGTGAAGTCTGTCACAGAATCTATTCTGGTATGCCTAAGCATGATATCAAACAACGTGTATTCATTTCTACATGGCAGTCAATCTATAAACTACCTAGCACTTGGTTTGAGCAATTTGGTTGTATCTTTGGTGATGAAGTGCATAACTTCAAAGCAAAATCATTATCTGGTCTGATGAGCAAGTCTAGGGAAGCAGAGTTTCGTATTGGCACTACAGGAACATTAGACGGAACACAGTGTCATCGACTCATACTTGAGGGACTTTTTGGTCGTGTTCGTAAAGTTACCACAACCAAGAAACTGATGGATAATGATACACTTGCTGAACTAAAGATTAATATCCTTGCACTAAAATATCCAAAAGAAGTTTGTCGTGATATTGTAGGTTCAAAAGATTACCACTATGAAATCGAATATATAGTAGGTAATATCAAACGCAATAGACTGATTACTAATCTAGCATTAGACCAAGAAGGCAATACGCTAGTATTGTTTCAGTATGTAGAAAAGCATGGTAAACCACTCTATGATCTTATCAAGGATAAAGCACATGAACGGCGTAAGGTTTTCTTCGTATCAGGTGAAGTTGATGCTGAAGTCAGAGAAGAAATACGGGGCATTGTTGAACAACAGAAAAATGCTATCATTGTGGCTAGCCTTGGTACGTTCTCCACGGGTGTAAATATCAAAAATCTTCATAACATTATTTTTGCATCACCATCTAAATCACAGGTAAAGGTCTTGCAGTCTATCGGTCGTGGTCTTAGAAAGTCTGAAGATGGTAGACCTACAGTGCTTTATGATTTGATGGATGATATACATTATAGACAAAAGAAGAACTACACACTCTTACATGGTCTGGAAAGAATGAGGATATATAAGAGAGAAGAGTTTGACTATGGAATATTTGAGGTGAATTTATGAGTGAAAAAGAACTAGAAGACTATGGTGAAGAATTTGAGGATGATCGTCCTCGGGTATTCAAACTGATTACTGGTGAAGAGATTGTCACAACTGTTATTCGCACAGATGATAGTTATTTCATTATTGAGGTGCCTTTAGAGATTAGATATAATTCCGTTAAGCAATCCTTGTTTCTAACCAAATGGATGTTTGGTGCAGATTACTCTAAGGTAATGACCTTATCAGGGACATCTATTGTTTCTGTTTCTACACCTGAAGATATCGTATCTGAAAACTATGCTGAATACCGAAGACAACTTATTGAAGGTATTATAGATAAAGAAGAAGATGAGTCCAAAGAAGAATATTCTCAGGTAAATATTGAGTCTGATGAAGATACACCGACTCTACATTAAGGTATATTCTCCCCGGGCCCCGTAAAGTAAACTTATTATATACTAATTTTTTTAATCTGTCAAGCAAAAAAATAACTTGACAGATATATCATTTTTTAGTATACTACCCTTTATATTATGTCAACCAAAGGTATTTTTATGGCACGCAAAAAGTCAGAGAACTACATTAATAATAAAGAATTCTCACAAGCAGTCTTCTCATATGTAGAAGAATGTAATGAATGTAAAAAGAAAGGTATTCAAGTTCCTGTTGTGCCTAACTATGTTGCTCTTGGCTTTCAACAGATTGCCGAAGGGTTATCTCATAGACCTAACTTTATTTCCTATTCATATAGAGACGAAATGGTAATGGATGCGGTAGAGAATTGTCTAAAAGCAATTCGTAACTATAATATTGAAGCAGCAACACGCACAGGCAATCCAAATGCTTTTGCATATTTTACACAAATCTCCTACTATGCTTTCCTGCGTCGTATTGCTAAAGAAAAGAAACAACAGGATATTAAAGACTCCTATTTTGAAAATACATTTGCCGCTGATTTGATTGAGGGTTCATCTAACCAAGATGATACAACGATGCATATTACTCATGCTGCTATTGAGACTGCAAAAATGCGTATGAATGAAAATAAAGAGTTGACAGATGACGAATATATTGATATACTAGAAAATACATTACCAAAAAAACGTATTCGTAAAACTAATGACTCTGACTTGACGGATTTTTTATAATATGAAACTAGCAATTCTTTCAGATACACATACAGGCATTCGCAACTCTGGTGATATCTTCCTTGATAATGCTGCTAAATTTTATGATGAAGTGTTCTTTCCTTATGTGAAAGAGCATAACATTAAACAGATTGTTCATTTAGGTGACTACTATGACAATCGTAAGGCAATCAATATTAAAGCACTTAATCATAATCGTAAGCACTTTCTAGAGCCTATGCGAGAACTTGGTATGCGCATGGATATCATTCCCGGAAATCATGACGTGTTCTATAAGGATGTAAATACTCCTAACTCATTGAAAGAACTACTAGGTTTCTTTATTAATGAAGTTGCTATTATTGAAAAACCCACAGTGCTGTCATACGATACACTGAACATGGCACTTGTTCCTTGGATAAATAAGAGTAACTATGAAGAAACTATGGACTTTATCCGAAATTGTAAGGCGGATATTTTAGGTGGTCACCTTGAACTAAGTGGGTTTGATATGATGCGTGGCCTTAAAAACGAACACGGGATGGACCCTTCCCCATTTAAAAGGTTTGATATGGTTTTTTCTGGTCACTATCATACAAAATCTAGTATTGATAATATTCATTATCTTGGCACTCAGTTAGAGTTTTTCTGGTCTGATGCTAACGATAAGAAACATTTCCATGTCCTAGATACAGAAACTCGTGAGCTATCAGCAATTCACAACCCACATACTCTCTTCAAAAAAATTGTTTACAACGATGAAAAATACGAGTATAATAGTGTTCAGAATTTGAAAGATAAGTTTGTAAAAGTGGTTGTGGTAAAGAAGACTAATCCTAAGATGTTTGAAGACTTTATTGATATGATTCAAGAGCAAGACATTCATGAACTGAAGATTGCTGAAAACTTTGATGATGTTTTATCTGATGTTGATGATGCTAAAATTTCTTTAGAAGATACTACTACACTGCTAGATAGTTATGTAGATGCGATTAGAACTGATCTAAGTAAAGATAGATTGAAAACTGATATGCGCAATCTCTACAATCAAGCACAGACATTGGAGTTAGTATGAAGAGATATTCACTCAAAGAATTTATTGAGGTAGTTGAAAGAGCAGACATTATCTATGGGCAGGTAACACTTAATGCAGCAGATAGAATTCCTGCTCGTATTAAAAAGAAAATGATTTTAGAAAGTCTCAAATCAATTAAGAACCCTTCCCTTTATCAAGAAGAAATTGGATACTATGGTGATTTTGTAATTGACCATAAAGGTCGCAAGATACTAAAGGTGCTATAATGACAAAAGATATTTTTGACTTTGGTTTTACCGCAGTCTCAGAAGAAGAATTAGAAGTTGTCCAAAAGACTGCTGCAAGCGCAGAAGAAGCTGCTGCTACAGCAACGTCTTATGAAGACAAACTAAACAAACTCTACAATGCCATCCTCCCACTTCTCTCTAACCTCAAAAAGAATCATGAAAAGGATTATATCTATTGGCCTAATCGTGTTCAGAAAGTTGAACAATTTGAAGAAATGATTGCTAATATTATCAAATAAAACTATGCGGGTATAGTATAATGGTATTATAGAAGCCTTCCAAGCTTATGATAGGAGTTCGATTCTCCTTACCCGCTCCATTATTATTTTAGAAACCAAGATAAGGAAGAACCATGAAAAACGT